TGACGGTGCGCCCGGTGTACGGCAGGGGCCTGCCGACGTACGTGACCTTCCCGGCGGTCTTCGATCCGTGGGGCGGTAACGCGGGCACCTACGGCTGGGGCCTGATGGCGGTCGCTGGCGGTACCCAGCTTGTCAACTTCGCGGACTCGTGCGTCGGCACCCCGCCGCAGATCGCCCTGCCGGGACCGGTCAACGCGGTCAATGCGGTCACGATCGACGGGGTCGCGGTCAGTCCGGCCAACTACCGGCTGGACGGTGACCTCCTCGTGCGCCAGGACGGGAACCCCTGGCCGGTCGCTCAGGATCTGAGTAAGCCGCTCGGGCAGCCGAACACCTGGAGCGTTGACTACGTGCGGGGCGAACCCGTGCCCGTAGTGATCAACAACGCGGTGGCGATCTACGCCTGCCAGGTGGGCAAGGCCCGAACCGGCGGCACCTGCGCGCTACCCAACAAGATCACGTCCATCACCCGTCAGGGCGTGTCCGTACAGACTGTCAGCTTCAGCGACCTACTGAAGGAAGGGCTGACCGGGGTGAGCGATGTCGATCAGATCATCCTGGCCGTGAATCCGTCGCGGGCGCGCTCCCGTCCCCGCGTGGTCTCCCAGGATCTCCCGAGGTACCGGTGAGCGTCGCCGATCCGACCGTCCTGCCGGCGTGCATCGACATCCTGGCAGCGCTCCGCGTGGAGCTGGCCAAGGTTCCGGCCGGGGCGCCCACGCACTTCCGTCACGTGCCCGGCCTGGCCGCTGTCGTGGCGCTCACCGCCGAGGTGGACGAGTGCTGTGAGGGTGTGGCCTGGGTCCGCCTGACCGGCATCTACCCAACCGACGACTTCCCCGTGGAGCAGTCGCAGTGGCTGCCCGAGGGCGAAGTGAGCTGGGCGGTGGAGGTCGAGATCGGCGTGGTGCGCTGCTCCAGGACTTCACCCGGAGCGGACATGGCGCCGGTCGATGCCGACTACCTTGCCGACGTGACGGTGATCACCGACGATGCGGCGGCCCTGCGTCGGGTGGGGCCGAACCTGAAGCTGAACCCGGACGCGCGGATCATCGACTACCAGGCCGGTCGCTGGGATCCGGTCGCGGCCGAGGGGGGATGCATGGGCGGCGCGATGAAGTTGAACGTCCAGGTGGAGGCCTGCGACGCCGGACAGGCAGGGTGAGAACGATGCCTCCAGGTGAACGCCGGCCGCGCAAGAGCATCCGCCCCGTGGCCGTCGAGGTCCCGCTGTCGGAGCCCGAGGAGCCGACCGTCGGGCCGGGCGCGTACCGGGCGATGGTCAACTTCGATGACTTCGCGGCCGGCGAGCTGTACCGGTTGAGGGCCGATGGCCGCACGCTCGCGCTCGTTCAGATGGGCTACCTGCGGGAGGAGGGTGCGGATGGCGACGACCAAGATTCGGGTTGAGCTGAAGCCACGCGTCGTGCTGCTGTCGATCGCCGCCGGCTACGGCTCGCCGTACGTGGCCGAAACGACGCGCCTGATCATGAACGCCGCTCGCATCGAGGCGCCCGTGCGTACCGGCAACCTGCGCGCCCTGATCGGCATGAAGATGCGCGTGAGCCGCAAGCTGGTGATCGGGCAGGTCTACTCCAAGGCGAAGTACAGCCACTTCGTGCACGACGCGACTAGCCCACACCTGATCCGCGCCCGACGCGCCCAGTTCCTGCGCTTCGAGGTGCCGCCCGGCGTGGTGCACTTCCGCAAGGTGGTCCGGCACCCGGGCACCAAGGGCCAGCCGTTCCTGCGCGAGCCGATGCGCCGGATCGGCCGGGCGCGCGACTTCCAGGTGACCGGGTACAGCGCCGCCAGCGGCAAGGTGGGTTTCGGTCTGGCGCTGGACTAAGCTGCGCCACATGACCACTCAGGATGGACAGCGCGATACTGTGCTCCTGCCGCTGGGCGAGCGACAGGTGGTACTGCGCAAGCCGACCGAGGGCCAGATGCTGGTGCTGACCCGGCTGCCCAGGATGATCGAGACGGGCAGGTTCGGCGAGGCCGTGACGCGGTTCGGCGACATCCTGGAGCACCTGATCGTTCAAGAGGACGACCTGAAGTACGCCTACGACGGCCTGGTGGACGAGACGATCGAGCCGGACGGCTACCTGAAGCTGCTGCTCGACGTGCTTGAACACTGGAAGGACGAGAAGTCGGCCGGCGAGACTCCGCGCAAGCGTGCCGCGCCGAAGGCGTCCACCCGTCCGAGGCGGTGACCACCTTCCGGCTACGGCCGGTTGACGTGCAGTTCGGCGGCTGGCTGTACCGCATCGAGCCCCGACCGGCGGCCGACTGGATCGAGGTGGTGCTGTCGGGCGACCTCGCCGACATCTTCCCCGGGCTGCTGGGCGACCTCGCGCTAGAGCGGGACGTATGGGATCAGGTCTTCTCGGGCGAGCAGGGGCAGGACGACATCGCGCGGGCCGCTCATGAGGCGCTGGCGGCGGCGGCGGGCCGTCCGTGGTGGGAGGCACAGCGCCTCATCCAGAGCGCCAGCGACCCCCGGATCAAGGCCGTCGTCTTCGGCGCGCTGGTGCGTTCGGGCTTCGACTTCGAGGTCCGGCCGCTGGCGGCGTTCCTCGACGCGGCGTACTCCTTCGCCGTGGAGAACACCACCGAGGAGCAGCGCGCGAAGCTCGACCTGGAGCTGAAGACTCCTCCACCTGGAGTAGGCGAGGCAGAGGTCTACGACGACGAGGAAGCCGAGGCCGACTTCATGGCCGCGTTGGGGGATACCGGATCCCGAGGCTGATCCACAACGTGCCTGCGTACCCGTACGATGTGGCCCATGGCGCAGCTCGGGCGGGCATTCATCGAGGTGCGCGCCGACCTGTCCAAGTTTCCGGCCGAGCTGCGCACCAAGCTGGAAGCAGCTCTGCGTGAGGGCACCTCGGGCCTGAGCTTCAAGGAGACCGAGGAGGTCGCCGAGAAGGCGGGTGTCCGGGCCGGCGAGAAGCTGGCCGCCGGCATCGACAAGGGCTCCAAGAGCCGAATGAGACAGGCCGCGCTTCATGCGGCCACTCAGTTTGCGGACGGCTTCAGTGCCTTCCTCGGGCGAGCGCTGTTCAACCGTGCCTCCATGTGGACGAGTCTGATCCTGGCGGCCGGCACCGCGATCTCCAACCTGCTGCCGGCGGTGTACGCGCTGGCGGCCACCGGGCCGGCGCTGGTCACCGGCCTGATCGGCCTGGCCGCCACCCTGAAGCTGGCCTTCCATGGCGTGGGAACCGCGATCGGCGCGGCATTCTCCGGCGACGCGGGCAAGCTCAACGAAGCACTGAAGAACCTGGCGCCCTCCGCGCGCTCGTTCGTGCAGGAGATCGCCAAGCTCAGACCCACGCTCCAGGGGCTCCAGCGTGACGTGCAGCAGGCGTTCTTCGTCCAGTTCGAGGGCTCCCTCACCCGGTTGACCACCGCGCTGCTACCAGCCCTCCACGCCGGGCTTACCGGCCTGGCCGGCTCGCTGGGCCAGGTGGCGAAGCAGATCATGGGGGCGCTGTCCACCGGGCAGGCCCGGGACGCGCTGAGCGGGTTCTTCGGCGGCTTGCGGGCGATCTTCGCCGCCCTCGCACCTGCTCTGGGCGGTTTGACCCGCTCGTTCCTCACGCTGCTCCAGGCCAGCACGCCGCTGGTCACCATGCTGGGCGTAGGCCTGGCGCACGTGCTGGACATGTTCAATCAGTGGATCTCCAAGGCGCAGAACAGCGGCGCGCTGATCCGCCTGTTCGATGCCGGCCAGGCGGCCCTGGCGAATCTGGCCGGGCTGCTCGGCAACCTACTGGACCTGGTCGGCACGCTCATGTCCGGCCTGAATACCGGGGGCGGCGCATTGGTCGGCGTCCTGTCCGACGTGGCGGGCGTGCTGGCGACCGTGTTCAAGAGCGCGGAGGGCCAGCAGCTCCTGGCCACGATCTCCATGCTGTTCACCGCGCTGGGCGAGCTGCTGATCCAGGTGCTCGTTCCGCTGCTGCCCGCGCTGGTGAACCTGGCTCAGGCGTTCTCCGGCCAGATCCTGGATGCCGTGGTCGCGCTGACCCCACAGATCGTGTCCCTGGCGGAGAACCTGGTTCCGCTGCTGAACTTCGTGGCCCAGCACGCTGACGTGTTCGCTCCGATCGCCGCCGGCCTGCTGGCGTTCTCCGGCCTGGTCAACCTGTTCAACCTGCTGGTACCGGCGGTCGAGGGCGCCACGGTGGCCATGCTCGGCTTCGACGCGGCGGCCGACGCCAACCCGATCGGCCTGATCACCCTGGCCATCGAAGCGCTGATCGCCGGCATCGTCCTGCTGGTGATGAACTGGAAGACCGTCGCGCACTGGGGCGAGACGGCCTGGCACGCCATCCTGTCCGCCGGCAGGGCCACGTGGGACTGGCTGAAGGGCATCGGCTCGGCGATCGGCGACTTCTTCGGTGGGATCGGCGACTGGTTCGCCGCTCTACCTGGACGGATCGGCGACTGGCTGGCCGCGCTGCCGGGCGCGCTCGCGCAGGCGTTCACGGACGCGGTGAACTTCGCCGCTGAGGCGCTGGGCTTCGCTATCGGCCTGCTCATCGGTGAGTTCTTCGCTCTACCTGGACAGATCTGGAACGCGCTCCAGTCGCTGGGTAACACCCTGGTGGGGGTGTTCACCGCCGCGTGGACCTGGCTGTCCACCACGGTATCGACGGGTATCGATAACCTGTTGATCTTCTTCGTGTCGTTGCCGGGACGGATCTGGAACGCCATCACCTCGATCCCCGGCCTGATCGGTCGGGCCTTCGAGGATGCCTGGAACTGGGCCAAGCGGGCGGTCCAGCAGGGAGCTGACGCGGTCGTGGACTTCGCCCGCAAGCTGCCGGGCCGGCTGATGGGCTTCTTTGACAATGTGGGACACGTCATCCTTGGTGGCCTGAAGTCGGGCATCAACGGTGTGATCGACTCGTTCAACCACGGCATTGACGAAGCGTCTCACTTCACGCATATCAGCCTGCCGCACATCCCTCGCCTCGGTACCGGTGGCATCGTGGATCAGCCCACGCTGGCGCTGCTGGCCGAGAAGGGGCACCCGGAGGTCGTACTGCCCACCGACGACATGGCCCGCGCTCAGCAGCTCCTCGACCAGTCCGGGCTGTCCGCGCGCATGGCCCAAGGCGCCGTCGGGACCACCAACGTGTACGTGACCGCGATCCTCGGTACCGGCGAGATCCTGCGGGTGCTCGACCAGCGGGTGGAGCTGCACCTGGACAAGCAGTCTGATCGCATGAGCAGCGGCGTCAGGAGCATGTGATGTCCTCGATCGTCGCCACCGTCGACAGCAGGCGGGCGCAGGTGCGCCTGGACATCGACCTGTCCGACGTGATGGCGCCGGCCGTGACCGTGACCAGGACCAACCTCCTGACCGGCGTAAGCACGGTGGTCCGCTCGTACGGCTCGACCAGCAGCGGGGCGCCCACGACGCTGCTGGGCCGCCTGGTGCTCTACGACACCGAGGCGGCGCTGGACGTGCCGCTCCAGTACACCGCCGCGTACAACTCCGGCTCCGCGCTGGTCGTGCAGAACCTCAACCCGTACTTCGAGAACGGCACGAAGGGGCAGTGGGCGGGGCAGAACAACGCCATCGTCACCGTGACCAACTCGCAGGCGCACCAGGGCCTCTGGTCCGGCCTCATCACTCCAGATGGAATAACCGCCGTCCCGCAGGCGCAGAGCGACGAGATCGCGGTGACCCCGCTGAAGAGTTACACCTTCGGGGCCTGGCTGCGCACCACATCCAACGCCACCCGCGTGGCCGGCATCTTCTGGTTCGACGCGGGCCACGCCTTCATCTCGGCCAACACGGTGAGCACCGCGCTGCTGGCCGGCATCTGGACGCAGTACGGGCCGATCGCCTACAACGCGCCGGCCAACGCCCTCTTCGCCAGGATCAAGACCAACGACCCCGGTACCCCGGCGGCCGGCAACCCGTGGTGGATCGATGAGGCGACGATCTCGACCACGGTCAACGTGAGCGTGACCAGCTCGGTGGTGATCGTCCCGAGCAACGGCAACGGCTGGCTGAAGGATCCGGTGCGGCCGGGCAACAACATCCAGATCGACTGCCGCCGGCCCAACTTCTCGCGCGCCTCGGGGGTGGGTTTCCTCGGCCTGGGCGATCGTGCCTCGGCGGCCAACGGGGCCACGTTCAACGTCAACAACTCGGCGTATCCGGTACCGGTGTCGCGTCTACGCGAGGCGCCCACATCCAGCTTGCGGCTGCTCGGCCGGTCGGCCGCCGACGTGAGCGCCCTGGCGACCCTGCTGGCTCCCGGTTCGTCGCTGCTGCTCCAGCTTCCCTCGGCGTACGGGCGTGACGACGCCTACGTATTCCCCGGCAATTCCGGCGAGTCGTACGTATTCAACGACCAGCGCCGGGCGGCCCGGCTGATCTCGTTCCCGTTCGCCACGGTCCTCTCGCCGGCCGGACCGATGCAGGGTGTCCAGGGTGTGCGCTGGCAGGATCTGTGCGTCCATGCGGCCACCTGGGGCGCCGTGTATGCGTTCAACGGCGGTACCTACGACGGGTTCGGCCGCACGGTGGGCGCCGGCTCCTGGGGGGCGCCGGATGCCCCCCCGAGTGGCGGGGCGACCTACACCCTCGGCGGCATAACGACGGACATGTCTGTCAACGGCACGGCGGGGGTCATCGCGCTGTCGGCGGTCAACACCTCGGACCGTGCGTTCATCGGCTCGGCGGCGGACACCGAGCAGTACCTGACCGTCATCCCGCCCGTGGTGGCGCTCGGCGCGGGATACCAGGTGGCGGTGCTGGCGCGGCACGTGGACTCCAGCAACTACTACCGCCTGGGGATCGAGTTCGGTCTGGCCGGCGCCACCCTCATCTTCGTGACGAAGCGGGTCGCGGCGGTGGAGACCGTGGTGGCCTCGGTCGCCGGGCCGACGTACGCAGCCGGCCAGACCTGGCGCATCCATGCCTTGATCGCCGGTACCGCGCTGAAGGTCTCCG